ACATATTAAAGACGAAGTGAACATCAAGATCAGTGGTCTTGAAGTGGCGACTCGTCGTAAACTTGAAAAAGATCTTAAATTCTTTATGCCATACGCATACCATGTGCCTGCATATAAGTTGGGTAGATGGGATGGGTGTGTTAGCTATTTCTCTATTGGAGGTAGTAGCTACTTTAATCTATTAGATCGTATCCTTCCTACACTAGTTGATGAAGGGTACGAAATTGAAATCGACGATCATCGAGCAGTACACAATTTTAAATTTACAGAAGTCTGCGAAACTACCCATGATCAAACTATTTGGCCAAAAGGACATCCAGCCGCTGGTACTCCAGTATTACTTCGTGACTATCAAGTAGATGCAGTAAATCAATTTCTTAACAACTTGCAATGTGTACAGGAAATTAGTACTGGAGCAGGCAAGACAGTTATGACAGCTACACTAAGTAAGAGTGTAGAACCATATGGTCGTAGTTTAGTTATTGTACCTAACAAAGACTTGGTTAAACAGACACACGAAGATTATGAATTGCTAGGATTAGATGTTGGCGTTTACTTTGGTGATAAAAAAGAACTAGGTAAAACACATACTATCTGTACTTGGCAAAGTTTGAACACTCTGCAGAAAAGATACAAAGAAGGCCTAAGTCCAATTGGTCTAGATGAGTTTGGCCAAGATCTTGTTGCAGTTATCGTTGATGAGGTGCATCAGGCAAAAGCAGATGTACTTAAACAACTGCTAAGTGGTCCGTTTGCTAACGTTCCTATCCGTTGGGGATTAACTGGAACTATACCTAAAGAAGATTTCGAAAAAACAGGATTGATTGCTTGTCTAGGTCCTGTAGTTAATAAAATTGCAGCCAAAGATCTACAGGATCAAGGGGTGCTAGCTAATTGCACAGTTAACGTAGTACAGCTACAGGAAACAGTACAATATCCTAGTTATCAAGAAGAACTTACTTACTTGACAACTAACAAGCAAAGGTTAGATTTTATAGCAGATCTAATTAATAGACTAGCAGAATCTGGTAATACACTGGTTCTAGTAGATAGACTAAAGGCAGGCGAACTGCTATGTGAAAGAATACCAGAAAGCGTTTTTGTCAGCGGCACAATGAAGTCCAATGACAGGAAAGAACACTATGACGAAATTAAAGAAGCTGATGGTAAGGTTATTGTGGCGACTTATGGTGTGGCCGCTGTGGGTATTAATATCCCCCGTATTTTTAATCTGGTACTTCTTGAGCCCGGAAAGAGCTTTGTTAGAGTTATACAAAGTATTGGGCGAGGTATTAGAAAAGCACAAGATAAAGACCATGTAGAAATTTGGGACATAACGTCCAGTGCTAAATTTAGTAAGAAACATCTTACTACAAGAAAAAAGTATTATGAGGAAGCAGGTTATCCTTATAACGTATCTAAGGTAAAATACTAATGAATATATTAACAGTACAAAATAAAGCGTTTGAATTAAACTATTTGCCAGACGAAGTCGAAGATCTCAGGTATGGTGTACTAGATTGGAATGATCCTAAGAATGTGGATTATCATTTTGTTCCATTGATCTTTATGGAAACGTTTCATGCACCAGCCGCGGTATTGCAAATTGGTCAAAATGTAATACAAGTGCCGCTGGATTGGCATGTTGTAATCGGTGAACCAGATCACGGTGATCCGGAAATTGTTCCTATTATGAATATTAACGACCGGGGGTTTAGTGCATTTGTATTCAACCCTATTAGTAGTTTTAGGCTAGAGTTTTTACCACTGGAAATTGTCAATGTATTCCAGGACATTCGTTGGTATACACCAAAACTAAAACATGGGCATATACTAGCAGTACCTTTATGCGATGGTGAAAAACCACCTTGTGCATACTTTGTAAAAGAAACGAACAAATTGCCAGAAGTACTTTCTATTGAAAAAATGTTATAAAGGTGTTATAATAAACTATGGCTAAAGTTCCTATGTTAGATATGTTTAAGCGTGTGCTACCGGCGCTTGATACAAGACAAAAAGATTTTTATAGCAACCTTTCTGATGAAGAAAAGAAAGGGTTTAGTCCGTGGCTAGTACAACGCTATTTGAGTAGTGCAGACAGCGCCAATGCAGGTATCATTGAGCATTATTTGATCATGACTAATGATATTGTTAATGTAGACTTTAGTGCAGTAAAGGATCCTGAAATGCAATGGATGCTTATGAGTATGGTGGGCGTAGGTAAGAGTATGAGGCATCCTTATGTTGCGCCAGGTGGTGGGAAGAAAAAGAAAAAGAATGCATTTAAGTCTTGGTTGAGTGAACTGCATCCTCACTTAAACGAGCAAGAACTCACGCTAATGATTAGCAACATGGATAAGAAATCCGCAAAAGACCTATTAGAACAGTATCACGTTAAAGACAAAGATGTTATCTCTAGTGCAAATGACCTATAAGTGCAAATATTGTAAAAAAGAATTTGTTA